CTCGTCGGTAGTCCACGGTCTCTTTTTATATTTTTTCATGGAAGTATTATACTGAAAAGCGGTTGCTTTGTCAAGAAATTTTTTTGGGGTCGCTCAAAAATTTTTCTTGACTTTTGGTGATTTTTTCAGTATAATTCACCCATAAAATAAATAAAAAATATATGGGAAAAGTAAGATAGTTCTTGACTTATTACTGATTTCTGCGTATAATAATTATTCTGAAGTGGAGAAACCAATCCAAGAAACGGAGAAATTTATGTTAGAGTATGCCATTTTTGTATTCGTAGTTATAGGGTGTGGACTTACTTGTCACGCTCTTGGAAAGCAAGAAGGGATCGAAACAACAATAGAACATCTCGTAGATAATGGGATGCTAGAACTAGATGAAGAATAAGCTATTGATACTGGAAGATAAGGATGAAAGCAATAGAGTGGTGTATAAAGTACGCGACAACAATAGGCTATTCCTTATCACGCATAGTAAAGATGTAGCAACGAAAGTATTTAAAGAACTTAAATTAGATTATGAACGACAAAAGGAACAAGAAAATGCCAGCAAAGTTTAAAGAATCAGTAAAGGTAGTAGTAGATCGTCAATCTCGAAAGATGAAAACTGTTCACTACTACTTAAAAAATACGCCAACCCAACAGATTGTTGACGCCCTAGAGAACAGCAATACTCAGCCAAAGCACAAGCAAAAATACAGAAACGAGCTTGTACGACGTGGAGTAAGTGTTTAATGAAATTGAGAGAAAGGCTAATTGAAGCAACCATTGCACACGTAGAAGGTAAGATCTCTTATCACAAAGCAAACGTGGAGGTGTATCTAACTAATCCAGCAGGTATTGGAGAACATCCTGATATTATGGAAGCACTTCTTTCAGAGATGAAAGAGATTGCAGAGAATGAAGATATCTTAGAGGTTGCACGAAGTATTCCAAGAGAGGTAGTATAGGCTCGCCTTAAGTAGCCTAAATATGGGCTACGTAGCCCGAGTTAAATGGAGAAAAGTTAGTGAAAAAACGAGAAGAGGCCGCTTGCATATTTTGTGGAGTGGTTACAATGTTAAGTTGTTTAGCCTTGCCCTTTTTTATTATAAGCATGAGCGCCAGCGCAGGAATGTAATCTAGGAGATTCACATGAATAGAGAACAAGTACAAAAACAGTTAGAAATTGATGAGGGTGTAATGTATGAAGTATACTTAGACCACCTTGGATATGCCACCTTCGGTATTGGACATCTCGTTTTGGACACAGATCCAGAACACGGATGCGACATCGGCACTGCCGTAAGCGAAGAGAGAGTAACAGAGGCTTTCCAAAAGGACTTAGATATTTCTATTTCTGAGTGCAAAGTTCTTTATGACTTGTGGGACGACTACCCAGGGGAAGTTCAAGAGATACTCGTCAATATGATGTTTAATCTTGGACGTCCCCGACTTAGCGGGTTTAAAAACTTCAAGAAGGCAGTTGACGCAGGAGACTGGGCAAAGGCTGGTATTGAAGGAAGAGACTCTAAGTGGCATAAGCAAGTAGGCAACAGAGCTGAACGGCTTATGGTAAGAATGGAAAATGTCTAAAATTTTGATTGGAATTATAGCGGCGATGGGAGTCGGGGGCTACCTCTACTACCAGACCGCTATAGTACCTATGAAAAATAAATTAGAAGAGCAAACAGCAGTAATACTCGCACAAGATTTGCGAGACCAAGAACAAAAAGCAGCAATCGCTGCAATTCAAGAGAACCTTGAGACTACAACTAAAGCCCTCGGAGGCTTACAAGTTAGAAATCAACGTGCAGAAGAACAAATGTCAGAGTATCTCGACATCTTTCGCAGACACAATCTCGCCAAGATAGCAAGTGCTAGACCTGGCAGTATACAACTTAGAGCCAACAGAGCTACAAAGGAGGTGTTTGATGCAATTGAAGACGTTAGCAAGTCTATCAGCAATCCTGATATTGACTAGTGGCTGCAGCCTTCTTATCCCTAAACCTTTACCTCCTCGTGAAGTAGAGATTATAACTAAGCCTGTACCCATAGATGTTATACATCCAACAATGCCCCGATCTTTGAATCTCAAAGAGCCGAAGTGGTATGTTGTATCTGATGCTAAGATTATAGAAGAGTGTAAGAAAGACCCTGAGACAAAAGAACGCGACTGTAAGCTAGGAAAAGAAGACTTATATCCAGAAGGCTATACCTACTTCGACCGTTTCGTAGCAGACATAAAGAAGAAGCACGGGGGCGACCTTGTGTTTGTTGCTATGTCAGTTGCAGATTATGAACTTATGAGTTACAATACTCAAGAAATCAAAAGATATATTACTCAGTTGGGCGATGTAGTTATTTACTACAAAGAAGTCACAACTAAAGTAAAGGAGCCGGAAGATGGCGTACAGTGATAAAGTTATGGATCACTACGAGAACCCACGCAATGTAGGTAAACTCGATGCGGGTGCTCCGAACGTCGGTACGGGTATGGTAGGTGCTCCAGCGTGTGGAGATGTAATGCGTTTACAGATTCTTGTAGATGACAATGACATCATCACAGATGCAAAGTTCAAGACCTACGGGTGCGGATCAGCCATAGCCTCTTCCTCACTTTTGACAGAGTGGGTAAAAGGGCAACACATGGACGAAGCGTATAAGATTAAAAATACTGATCTAGCCTCTGAGTTAGCTCTTCCTCCCGTTAAGATTCATTGTTCGGTTCTTGCCGAAGATGCGATTAAGACAGCAATACGTGACCTAAAGGATAAGCGCAAATAAAATAGTTCTTGACACCCCTCTCGAACTTTAGTATAATACTTATTCAAATTTAGGAGACTACCATCAATTTATTTTATTTAGACGAAGATCTCGACAAATGTGCAGAGTATCATGTTGACAAACACGTTAACAAGATGATACTCGAAGCAGCGCAGCTTATCAATACAAACCTCTGGATAGATCATCTGTTCGGATTTGTACCGCGTGCTATCACTAAAGAAGAGAACAAAGTTCTTCAGGAAACTCGTAAGAAGTGGAAAGATGTTCCTATGGAAGATCGCCTCTTTCCTTACTTGCCCACCATGCAGAATCATCCTAGTTGTATCTGGGTGCGCTCTTCGTTGGAGAATTATTTCTGGACAAATTGTTATGCCTTTGCTCTTGGTAGCGAAGCACATTACAGATACGGTAGCGATCACAAGAGTCTTGCAATGTTAAAAGCATTGCCAGAACCTAAGAACATGGAAGACCACGGTTTCACTACATTTGCCTTGGCAATGACAGAGGAGCTAAAAGATTATGATAATCCTATACAGTCTTATCGCAATTTTTATATGCTCGACAAAGCTACGTTCGCGGAGTGGAAACATAGAGAAAAACCACATTGGTGGGACGAAGAACTAGCCGACTATGATAACAGAATAAGCAGGAGCTAAAATGACAGTACGACTTATATCATCATCACACGATAATCTTATTGAAGAGATCGCTATGATGGCTAGGGTATCTAACCCAGCAAACCAGAATAATCAGAAAACTTCTGAGAAGTTAGTAAAGTATCTAATCAAACATAAGCACTGGAGTCCGTTTGAAATGGCATCTCTTACGCTAGAGATTGATACTACTCGTGATATCGCACATCAGATAGTGCGTCACCGCAGCTTTGCTTTTCAAGAGTTTAGCCAACGGTACGCCGACCCTGCGGCGATGGGCTTCCCTTACGAGCTACGAGAAGCTCGCTTACAGGATGAAACCAATCGCCAGAATAGTGTAGAAACTGAAGACGAGCTTCTGAACAAGCACTGGATTCAACAACAGAAGCGTGTTATGGATGTTGCAGATGGAGTATACAAATGGGCACTCGGAGTAGGTATTGCAAAGGAACAAGCTCGAGCAGTATTACCAGAAGGTTTAACAAAGAGTAGACTTTATATGGCAGGTACGTTACGCTCATGGATACATTACGTTGATGTGCGTACAACCCCAGGAACTCAGAAAGAACATCTCGAAATTGCTCGTCAGTGTGGGCATATTATCGAACCGTTCTTTCCGATGATCAAGGATTTCATACATGACTAATCCATTGGATAAGCAAGAAGGCGGCTCACACTATGATCTGCCTATACAACCACTAGAGTATATCCATGCTAATCAGCTAGGGTATATCGAAGGTAACATTATTAAGTATGCAACTCGACATCGAAATAAGAATGGTGCCGAGGACATAAAAAAGATTATACATTATTGTGAACTATTATTGGAGCTAGAATATGCGAAAGAATGTGAAGAAGAAGGATCACGAGAACCTGACAGCGAAGAACATCGAGAAAGTGAAGGCGCTCCTCAACCCTGGCTCCGCTAGTGAAAAGCCTATAACCAAAAAAGAGGCGTGTGATATTTTAAATATCTCGTATAACACAACACGCCTACAAAAGATTATTGAAGAATATGACGAAAGAAAAGAGTATACCAAAAAGCGTAAAGCGGGTTTGCGAGGCCGTCCAGCGTCTACTCAAGAGATCGCTGAAGCGTGCTCGAGCTTCCTCGGAGGAGATACTATTTCAGATATCTCAAAGCGGCTCTTCAGAAGTCCATCCTTTGTACGATCTATTCTTGAAAGAGTTGGAGTCCCGTCACGACCGAGCAACAAAGAAGAAAGACTGACTACCCACTACTTTCCAGATGAGTGTGTGGCTGAAAACTTCAAAGAGGGAGAGATTGCATGGTCTGCACAGTATCATAGTACTGTAGTAGTAAAAGAATGTCTCACCGCTGAATACATCGCAGGTAAAAAAGGTATGGCACACGTAGACTACGAAAGTAAGTATGGCTGTCCTTGCTACGGTATTTATGTAGTACAAAAAGTAGACAGTGAGGGTACTTATTTCTCAAACGTAGAGTCAGGTGGTTTTAATGCGTATGCTCCAGCATATGAATTAGGAAAACTGACTCATTTGGAAAAGTATGGAATAAATTTGGAGAGGATATAAAAAATATTTCTTGACAAGATGGTTATATTTTGGCATAATATCTTTTCAAAATTAAGTTGAAGGAAATAAAAAATGGCAACAGCACTTATTGGATTTCTAGTCTTTGGAGCTTGTCTCCATGTCCTTTTCACATACTTGGTGTATGTGGAGTATAAATTTAATGGGCGATAGATTTTATCAACAACAATTAGAAGCAACGGGTTTTGCACCCGGACTAAAAAACACTAAACCAAAAAGGAAACGAAAAATGGCTTGGGATGACGACAAAAAAGCACAAGCAGTAACAATGTACGAAGAAGCAGAACCAACTCCAGAGACCAGCATGGAGATTGTAAAAGATATCGCAGACGAATTAGACGAGTCACCTAACGGTGTTCGTATGATCTTAACCAAAGCTGGCGTTTACGTTAAGAAAACCCCTGCTGCTAAATCTAGTAGCAATACAACCACAGGAGGAGGCGGCACTCGTGTCTCTAAAGCAGCAGCAGCGGAAGCTCTCATTGCGGCTTTGGGTGATGCAGGCCAGGATGTTGACGAAGAGATTATCTCCAAGTTGACTGGTAAAGCCTCGCAATACTTTACTTCTATAATTACTAAAATTAACGAAGCGTAAGTACTTACCCCGCTAGATATTTTTCTAGCGGGGTATTTTTGTATCTATAGAAACCACCTTGCAGTATGTAGATTCACAATAAAGATTGCTGAAATACTACCAAGGAGCTATAGTGAAAAAGCAAGAACTGGCACAATTAGTGCACAACTATGGAGACGCTGTTATTACTTACCGCAGTGAACACTCCAAAAAACTAAAGTATAATGTTTGTACTTTGGATTTTTCTACTCCCTATATTCAAAAGAAGAAGAATAGGGCAAAAGAGACTGAAGAAACCCTACTGTTCTTTTGCTGGGATACTGACTCATATCGTCTACTTAGGCCTGCAAACGTGTCTAGTGTAGTACCTTTGTCTTCAATTCTTAAGAATGAGAGGATATAATGGAACTACATCAAGCCCCGGAAGCATACTCTCGTGTCATTCACTATGATAAGGTTAAGGAAATACAGGTAAGGCTTACTATCAATACTTTTCGAGGTATAGAATATATACATCTACGAAAGTATTACATGGACTTTGATGAAGAGTGGAAACCCACGCCTGAGGGAGTAGCAATGCCCTTAGACTTAACTAATTCTAGAGAGCTTTTTATAGGCTTAACGGAGATACTGTCTCTGGCAGAATCAAAAGAGTTAATACAAGAACATTTTTCAGATTTAATAGACGATCTATATAAATAGTTCTTGACAATCTTCCTAAAGTTCCGTATAATATCTTTTCAAATTTAGG